TGCAATGTACCATCTGAATTAACCAAGTCTTCTTTGATAGCGTTCAATAATCCAATCGCATCGTAACAAGTGAATTTTATAAACTTATGAAATCCATTATAAACTGCTGAAGATGTGTCGAGATAACCAGTAAAAAGGATACCGTCACTACTGTAAACCCTTATATAATATTTGAATACATTATTGTCGTACTCATTTGTATTGTCTAGTATGCTATCTAATATTGCATTTTCACCACGTTCATAGTCAATTTCTATGTCTATCCTTCTCGGAGTCTGCATATAATTATCAACTTTAATCGAACGAGCAGAACTAATCTTGTATGAATCAATAGGATCCCAGCCCAATGGGTCATCGCCTCCATCGTAAAAATATATTGTAGCCATTAAAAGCCCCTCTGCGCATTGTTTCCGGCATCAACCATTTCAGATAACTCAACCTTATCAATGCTCTTAATAATATATCTAGGCTGATTTGATGTTGCAGAAATAAGCTTCTCAAGCAACGCATCAGTTCTATTGGGTGAACTTGCAGGTGTAACGCTTACAGTCTCTCCAGACTCGACCATGATAGGATAAGAGTCATTCGGAAAGCCTGAAGGTACTATGAAGTTATCTAATCCGTTTGCTGCTTTGGTAATATTGCCGTTTGTATTAGTGAAGTCTCCGCCATTATGTGCGCCAAAGAGACCACCTAATAATCCACCAGCAGAAAACATCCCAACCCCTACCCCACCGTCTACGAATAAGCTGAGAACCGCTGAAGCCGCTAAATCTGCCGCCATTCGTTTTAACATATTCTTAAATAGGTCTTCTATATTGTCAAAATTCCCACCAAAGGCTTCATAAAATACATTTGACATTATCCCACCGATTTGTTTCATCTTGGCTATCATTGCTTTCCATTCTTCTGTCTCTCCGAAAAGTAATTTAAAAAGGTCTGGATCAGACTCTTGCAATCTGTCTTTGTATCCCTGTATTTTTTCTAGTGCTATTTGTGCTTCTTGTAAATGTACTAGCCACAAACCATAAGATTCTAATACTTTTTCTGGGATAATTATGTCTTCATCTTCTATCCCCCCAAATTCTTTAACATCTGTTTTTATCTTGGTCAATAATTTAGCTTGCTCTTTTAGCGATGCGCCAATAGCTTCTGTTTTTTCTTTTGCTTCCCCAAATAACTTATTAACCTCAGCTAATTCCTTTTTATATTCTTCTGCATAGGCAACAAGCTCTTTGTTTTTTTCTACCTTTTCATCTTCTAATTTTGTTATAGCAACGTTCCCAGCTCTTATTTCATCTGTGATTCTCCATAAGTCCCTACTTCCGCTATTTAGATAATCCAAGGTTGCTTTTCTATCTATTTCTACCAGAAGAGCATTCCTACCATTTGCTATTTCATCATCATATTTTTTATTTATTGCATCTTTTTGAGACTGGATTTCTTCATTGGCTAAGATCTCCTCAGCTTTTAGATTATTTACTTCTCGCTGTGTTTCCTTTATTTTAAACCCAAGATCGGCAGCCTCAGCCAGCTGTGCGGTATATTTTTCTTGAATAAGCTTAGTTACGCCAAGCTCAATTAGGCTATCCCTCATTGCTTCTATTGCAAGGTTTAATGTTCCGTATTTTTCTATCTGAGAATCTAAAGTGCCTAAAGTATCACTAAAACTAGTATTTAATTGCTTTTGAGCAGATATATATTGGTCTGTACCTGTTTTATTATTCTGTAATGCAATAGATAAGGCTTCAAATTCTATTCTTTGATCTCTTATTTTATCTTCTAAAGGTATTTGAATTAAGGTATTTAATCCCCCTGCTATTTGTTGTATTGCTGGCTCTAAATCTTTAGCCATTCTTTTTCTAAAATCACCAAATGATGCTGATAACTTGTCAGTGTTTTGTGCCATTGCGGCTGCTGAACCCTTGAATTGACCTTCTAATTCTTTTAAAATGATAGTTTGAGCACCTAGCATATCGCCAGATAATTGTAAAACTTTAATCTGTTCTTTTTGCTCTTTAGTAAACTGAACGCCAACCCTACTCAATGAAGTCAACCCTATTGTCGGATCATTCAGAGCTTTACCCAAACTTAGTGTGTTACCTATAAGCTCACCTTGAACTGCTGACATATCAACTATTGCTTGTGTTGCTCTTGAAAATGTTGCGCCACTAATGTTTTTAAATGTAGCAAGCATACCTTGTGTTTTCAATAACAAGGTATTACTAACACCAGTTAAGTCTTGTAAATCATTTGCATAGTTACTCATTTGAGTAGCAGTTATTCCAGCAGCGCCCCCAGTAGCTTTAACAATAGCGGTCAATTTAGCAAACTCTTTATTGTCTTCACGAAGTAGTTTAGCAGAACCGCCCATGAAATCCATCGCTTTTTTAGCTGCAAGAAGCCCCGCCCCCATAGTTACCAGTCGTTTCGCTGTAGTGCTAAATGTGCTGTTAAGCTTTTTAACTTCACCGTTAGCTTTAGCTGTTCCCTTACTTTGAACTTCAAAAATCAGTTTTTGGGTCATTTTTTAGCCTTTTTTCTAATGTCGTTCCAAGTTTTCTGTGCCAATCTTAACATCTGCATAAACCATAAAGGTTGATCGTATAAACTACCTTCCCAATAGTACCGCTTGAAACCGTTCTCAATCTCAAACATAAAGTCAATTACTAATTGGGAAACTGTATAAATCTTACTGCCAGTATGCGAACAGGTCTCATAATCTGGACACTGCTCACAAAACCAGCTTACTCCTAAATCGCTATCTAAGAGCAATCCAATCTCGTCACTATTTTGTTGAGTGACTAACTGGACTGCTCGCTCAAGTTTCCCAAGATGTCTTCCGTTACCTTGTTAATCTCAAGAACTGCCAGAGCTAGAGCATTATAAATATCTTCGGGTAATAGATCAATATTATCGAAGTTGATCTCTAAATCTTTGCCGTCTTCATCTTTCAATGTCCAATTTGCATCATGCCCGATCAAACTAGAAAAGATTTTAGCAATCGTGTACTTAACTGGGTCAAGTCTATTCTCTTCATCCATTGCGTATCTGTACCAAATACCTTCATCTTTTTTCGTGTGTGCGTGGATAGTTGCAAAAACTTCTCCATCTAATTTCACGTCGCCCATAAAGCCGGGCTGTTTATTCCTTAATATACATTTCATAGATTCCTTCCTTTTATGCTGTTGCGTATGTTACTGATAACGGAGCTGCACCGGCTAAAGTCTGGGTTAAGCTTTGCTTGAATAATCCATTATCGGGATCTGCTGCTTCTCTTGTAAATTTTCCTTCTGTTGTAATTGCTATTGTGCTAGTCCCTGCTCCTGCTGCACCGTTTAAGAAGGTAGCGTCTATTTGTGATTCATTGCCCATTTGATCTGCCACGACTATCCCGTCAGCTTGAAGATAGAGAGATTCATAGGTTACTTCACCTGTATATCCTAATTTACCATTACATACTTTAGTTACTGCGCTACCAAAAGACACGTCATCATCAAGCATTGTTGCCGATAAGTTACAAGCATAGCTTGTTAATGCTGTTACGGTAAACTCTGAATCTGTTAATGAACTGCCTGCAAATTGGAAAGGCTTAATAGTTGGAGCAACCCAAGTGCCTTCTGTTGCAGCTTCCCATGTAATAGATTGAGCGTTGAAAGTAGCTTCAAACATTAGCAACCCGTTTTGTGCTGCTGTGAAATTTAATGATTCACAAACACAGCCTAGAGCAATATCGTCTTTAGCTGTTGTGTCAGTATGTTGTCTGTGTATTTCATAAGATGGGTTTAATGTTTCTGACATTACAAAAGGTGTAGCAGCATCACCTGTATAGGCTTCTAATAACCATTCATATTTATCATTGAACGCACCAGACAATACAACTGTTCCGCCTGTAGTGGTTTTAACTGTTTCGTCTAGCTGTGGGAGTTTCGTTCCAGTCTTGTAATTAACTTCTGTGGTGTTGATAGTTGGGGTCATTTCGCAAGTACTAGCCATGCTTAAAAGTGGGGAAGCAGCTGAAAAGTCCGCTAAAACGCCATAAGTTGTTTCCTTTGCCCCTAGCACTTGTATCATACGACCTAATCGAGCAGTTGTAAAACAAGTCATTTTTTAGTCTCCTTTGGTTTTATCTTTTCTAGTTTATCCTTGAACTGGTTATAAATATCTTGTGAAATATCCACACCGTCTTTTATCACAATGTTAATCCTGAACGGCTTAACGCCTTCTTTTAGTTTAATATGCATAATTGCAAACTCCTATTCTAAAGTTAATCTTTCTATTGGTTTTACTCTCATTATATCCGACTGCGAATTTATCAAGATCATTATAATAATCTCCCTTCTCTATATTCAGCAGGTCAACTGTGCCAGCTAATCCGCTTAAAGTGTTTCCATCCATAATAGCTGTAATGATACTAGCTTGCAAATCTGTGACTGTTTTTATGCGTAATATGCGAGATTGAACCGAGAAAAAGATTGATACATTATAGCCAACATCTAATTGGTTTGCTGCATTGGCTTCAAAATCCTCTTCGCCATCAATAACAAAAGCAACTGGGTATTGAGCCCCGAATTTCTCATTGTCTTCTGGATATTCACCCACAAGCATAAGCGTGCCAAGTGCCGTTAGCCTTGTCTTGATCTCTGTTATAATAGGTGTTTGATAATTAGTCATTTGACCTTCTTGTTAAACATTGGCCTTACTACTTTTGCCATTAGTTTATTTTCATCTCTTGGAGATAGCCCAAACCATTCACGCTTTGGCAATCTTCCTATACCTCTTTGATGTCCTTCCCCTTTATTATTTTCTTTGGCATCTGGGATAGCTACCTTGCCATAATTTTTTCTAGCATTGACCACTAACCCGCCAATCATCCTGCCTCTATCTGTTAGGTTTGGAGTTCCGGACTTCTTATATAATAATGAATATGGCTTAAATTGTCTGTCTTTAATATCTTTGCCAGATTGGGTTCTCTTAGCCATTAATGTTCTAGCTTCAAGCGCAACATCTGCCATTTGCTTTTTAGAAAAGTTAAAATCAATCTTAAATTTTGGCACTTGCAATACTGTAACTTTCATCGTACTAGCATCCCAACATGGCTGTCACGATAAGTGTCTGCTGTTCCATCAAGATCATGATCAAGATTGAATCGGTCTTTTGCGCTTTCGTATTGTACTAAATAAGCTTGGTAATCTCTTTCGGATTTAATGAATGATAGTGACCTATCGTCACCGCCTGAAATATCTTCTAGCAATAGAGAAGCAACCAAATAATCACTTGCAAGAGCCAAAACGCTAGGGTTAGCGACAGTATCTAACAAAATTTCACCATCAGACTCATCAACTGTTATCTTCTTCTCAACGGTCAAATATAGCTCTGTAGAATTACCAATAATCGATTTAGCTAAAGCAATTTTGTCATCTATCTGTGTATCAGCTACAAATGACGTGCTACTAAACTCAGATTCTATCTTTTTAACGCTTGCCCTTGTACTCAATGCTGTAGTTGACCAGCTCATATTTCCGCCTTAAAATTGGGGAGCTTTTACACTCCCCGTTAGTTTGGTTATGCGTCTATTACTACAAACGCATTAACTTTCATTGCTGATAAGTCGTCATCTGTTGCATATACAAGTTGAACCCAAGTATAGCTATTTTCGTTCAATAGACGGTCAGGGATTGCAATTTCTGTTACTAAATCACCAGCTGCTAAATCAATAGCTGCGTCTGCTGCTGTTTTATGTAATCCGTAAACATGAGCGGCAGTGATAGGAGAAACTGCACTTGCTGCTGTATCAGAAGTAAATGCTTGTAACTCGATACTTGCTACTTTTCCAGTAAGTACATCAATATCTGTGGCTGCGTAAACAAGGATTGATGTCTTGCCGCCAGTTGGCCCGCCTACTTTTACCATATTGGTAGAATCGGCAGCTGTGTTATTTGGTAATGCTTGTCCGTCTGATAAAATCAGATCCGCATCTGTTAAATATCCATTCATGATTTATCTCCTTAAGAATAATCTTCGAGGTTAGAAAGGTTGTCATCAATAACGATTGGAATCAATCCATCCCAAGACATTAAACGGCTTGACCATAAGTCACTTTCTGGAAGTGAGCTAAGTTTAGCAGCTTTCAGTTCTTGGATGAGACGGTAGCAACGGCTATTACAATATATCATTGTGTTGCCAGGATTGCTATAACCTTTTACTTGCTCGATTGCTTTTTCAATAGCTGCTACTGTTGGCTTGTCGCCTGTGTCGTCTTGGATATTTGTTATTGTGGCCACGTTGTACGCACCAGCTTTTAACAGTCCCAAGTATGATTGATACAATGCACCTTTTACAAACTTAGTTGCACCATTAGTTGTGTTGGTAATAACTGTGTAAGTCTCACCATCATGCAGCAATTGCGATGTGACAATTTCACCAGAGCTAAGGAATTGTGGATTGAGTAATCCTTCCATAACACCTGGTTGCCAGCGAATTACAAACAATGTAGTAGACAATGCTTCTGTACCACCCATTGATGCTGTGAGGCTATTATCAACTGATAGTTGGCGTAAACCCACGAATCCGTCAGAATCGCCTAAGCCAGTTGTACCATAGAAGAATTGTTTAGCAAGTTTTTGACCCATTCCCTCAAGTGTTTGAGGTGCGCCAATCGCAAATGCTTCTTGTACTGAAATACCCAAGTCTTTCACGTATGAAGGATCGAGTGTTTCATACTGAGCTAATTCAAACAAATCTTCTTGTTGAATTTTCTGTGTAGGATTATTAGGAACGATAGAACCGTTGATAGCTCTAAATCCACCAGAAGGTGCGTTCTCAGCTAAAACGTATCTGTGATATGTGTTATGTGTCGCTGGCATAACAGGCATTGTGCGCAATAAACCAGAGGCTTTTGTCAAGTCCTCGATTATTACGTCTTGACCTGAGTCCTTGAGGGCGTATTGTACAGCCCAATCTCGTAATGTTAAACTCATTTGAGTTCTCCTTATTTTTTCTTCATCATATTAACGTAAGGGTTCTTCCCTTTGAAGCGGGAATCCTTATCACGTTTACCTTTACCTTTGTCATAGTCTGGAGCTTCTTCGGAAGTATCAAACACCTTAGCTTTCTCAAGAAAAGCCATTTTCTCAAGATTAGCCTTCATCTGTTCAGGTGTTAGTTCTTCCCCTTCCGCAGCAAATACAAAGGAGTCCTTCATCTCGCTAACTTTATCAAACCGTTTGTCGGTGTTCTCAATGTCGAAGATTTTGCTTTTGTCTTCCCAATCAGTTTTGATCTTCGCAGTTCTTTTCGTCTCTTCACTTTCCCACATTGTCTTGATTTTAGTTAGTCCATTAATGTCGGTTGCTAACAATTCCTTTTCGGCTTTCAAGGTCTCAATATTAGAATCTTTTTCTGCCATGTCCGCTCTTAGTTCGTTTCTTTCTTTGATAACCTGTTTGAACCTAGAATTAGGTATCATGTCAGAACTATCTAGGCTTGACTGAATGTCTGCTAACAACTCCGCACTTTCTACGCTGTGCTTTGCGAATAATGCTTTTAAATCCATTTTAACTCCTCATTTTTACGTCTTTTGTGACTAGCTTGTCATTTCTTTATATCTTCGCTCGGTAATATTCCAGAAAATATGTCTGCAGTTGTATCTGGGAACCTGAGCATCAAACATTCCACCAGTCTCAAAACTCTGCTTTTCTGCATCCGTGAAGACTAGCTTGCTCAATGCCAAATCACATTCATATCTAGTTTTATCGTCTTTAGGTGCGCCTATGTATTCCCAATATAGCCCACCACCAAACTCTTCTTTATAATTCGCAGCTGATAGATCCTGTACCTTCTGCTCAAATTGTTGCCTGCTGGTTTCGTACCAAGTCTTGATATATCGTGTTTGGGTATCTAGCGTTTTACCTAGCAACCTAATCGATTCATTTGTGCTTTGACCTGTTAGTACACCATCCACTAATCGAGAATACACAGCTTGAGAAACTGAGGTTTCCAAATTAAGCAACTGCAATAATTCGGTATCTTGCAATGCCGCTATTATCGGGACATCTTTGACAGCTAATAATTTGAACGGAACAGATCCGGGATAATTAAAAGCCTTGAAAGCTGTAATAGTTGCAGACTCGGAAGCTATGATATTCTTCTTAATATCACCAAATCCTGCCTGCTCTAATAAATTAACCATCTGTGTATAATTATCAGTAGCAAGCCGAAGATTTTCAGAGCTGAACGCCATTGTACCACCAGAGGACAATTCATTTATCATCTTAGTAATCTCAATCTGGAAGGCTTTCATAGCTCTTTCTATTTCTGTGTTAAAGTCTGCTACTGTTGGGATTTCCATTATTCACTACACCTTGCTTTTACTATCTCAAAATATTTATCATTATTCTCTATTCCTATAAAGTTACGGTTGGTATTTTTACAAGCTACTCCCGTGCTGCCACTTCCCATTGTGAAATCTAATACAGTTTCATTTTCGTTGGTGTAGGTCTTGATTAGGTATTCCATTAGTGCTACTGGTTTTTGGGTTGGGTGGAATAAGTCTTTTCTGTTTACACTATGGAAATGCTTTATTGTTGTTGGGTATCTCATTAGTGGGTCTATATTTTTATGAGAAACAGCTTTTATTCCTCCTTGTATTTGATTCTTACCAATTCCATCAGCTGCATTTTTGTTTTTAGCATAAGTCCATCTTTTCATAGAAGCATCACTACATTCTCTTGGTTCTTTTATAAAATTATACAGGCATTGTTTTTGATAGAAAACTGAAATATTCTCAGAATTACGCATTGGTTGTTTCTTTGCCATTACAAAATTACTTGGATGACTTTTTTTCCAAATCCAGTCATATTTGTAATGCTTGATATTACTCATTCTTAAAGCACTACTGAACGGTTCACTACCAAAGAGTACTATCGCACCATTAGGCTTTATTAATTTATTTAATCGTTCCCACATTGCATCAAAAGGTATAACTGAATCCCATTTACAGGCAGTTGTTCCATAAGGGGGGTCTGTTATGATAGCATCAACTTGTACGCCTTTAGCTATTAGTTTATCCATCTCAGCCAAGCAATCACCTTTTATTAGTTTCATCATTTCTCTATAGCATCAGCCAAATCGACTTCGCTAACTATTCCTGTAATGCTGTTTTGTTGTTTGATTAATTTATATTTCTCTTCTGCTTCTTGCTCGTCTAGATCGGGGTCATCCTGCATAAGGCTCATAATAGGGGACCAAGTTCCGTTAGCTGTTTTGATAGCTCGTAACTGCTCGGTTTCTAGTGGATCGTTCTCAAATTTAAGCTCGCCAAAGTTGATATGGATTACTATGTTTTTCGGCTCTGGATATTGTGTAGCATTAGGTGATAGATTCCAAGTGTCCATCATCACACGTATAAGTTGCTTAGTTTGTGGGCGGAAATAGTTTTGCTTTTGGGTGTTGTAGTTTATTACGCCTTGCTTGGATAGTTTTAGCTTATAGCCAGAATCGTATTGAACATCTTTGCTTGCTTCGGATGATATACCCATCGAGCCAGCAGTTTGTTTTTTAATATCGTTCACTATTGACCAGACCTTTTCAAGTGGCGGGGTAGGGTTGACGTATTCCGCTTTAGCTTGGAAGTCTCCAGTGGATTTTAAGTCTATCCTTGCCTGTGCGCCAATTCCCATATCCATAGTTTCGTCAATATCTGTGTCTGTGGTTACTAATGTTGATTGGGTTTGATACTTCAGCGCAAGTCTGACATTCGTAAGTTCTTCATTTACTATCTCATTACCTGCGATTATCTTTGATTCTTTGATCGGCCAGAAAGTAGATAGTGCTTTTTTGCCAAAGAAAACTATAGGAATATATCCATATTCATTAGGTACTTCATCCCGTTCGTTAGCTTCTTGCCCTGTGTTGTCATCAAAATCAATTAAAGACTGTTGCTCGTTTGTCCACTTGACGTAGGTATGTATATTCCCAATCTTAGATGGTGAGCTTTCGGCAGAGCCTAATTCATACCAAAGAGTTGTTATTTTGTTGGGGTCTTTAATATCGTGATCTATAATAATTCTATCTGAAGTGATAATATCTAATTCTATTTTCTCATTGCGATATACTGGTATAACTGCCGTCTTGAATGTTAGGTTTTCGTAATGGTCAACATCATCCAATATCGAATTTAATTGAGAAGTCTCCACTAACTCGCTAAACATCTCCTGAAGATTCTCTTGCTCAACTGTGAATGTAGCAGGATTACGAAATAGCTGTGATAGCTCGTCAATGATCTCATCCGTGAGTGGATAGGTGTAAGCACACTGTTTTAGAGATTTTCTATTTGCTGCGGTGGTGTATTTCTCGTCAATCGCGTCTTCCAAATATCCCTTTTGCACATAGTGGTAGAAATCAATGCTCTTCTTGGCTATAGATCTCCGCTCTTTATCCTCGTTCCACTTTGCCAACATCTTTCCAACAATAATATTATTCATGTGTTTTCCTTGTATTAAATTAAAATAGGCTATCGCCCCGTCAAAAAGCAATAGCCTACATCAGGAGGTTTCTATGAAACAACCCGATTATTATTCACCCCAGAAAACACCGTCAATACAATTAATTACTCATTTAATCTAAGTTTCAAAGCTTCTAGGATTGTGTTGATGCCTAGCTTGAAAGACAGCCTTAATGAGGTTATAATAAGATCGACTAGGTTCTCGGTTATGTTGTAAGAGTTGCAAGTTTGTACCTTGCTACCTGAATCGTAAATATCATACCTAAGCTCTTCAATCGTTTGCTTATGGTTGTTAAGCTTTGCAATATCATCTTTAGCGTGCTTGAAGAAACTCAGCCAGATACTTTTTTTCTTCAGCTTGATTAGGTTCTCAACTGCTGGCTTCCCTTTATTATCTATTAACCAAACCTTTTCACCAATTTTTATCTCACCTATAAACTTTCCATAAACGAGCAAGATGGCAGATGTAGTTATCCCGCCATAGTTGATAAATCTACCTGACTGGTTTTGATACAAGGGCTTTCCGAATCGTTTGCCTAGTATGTCACCCGTGACAAGGATTTCATAATCTGCGTTTTTGTTCATTTCACCCATCCTTTTAAAATTTTCTCGAACCAGTCGACGAATTCAGAGCTTGCATCTTGTTCTATTACTTCTTTTTTGTGATAACATTCCTTGCATGGGTTAATATCTGGCCTGAATGGTACGGGGCAGACCCCACTGTCACAGTAATATTCTTTCTTCATGTCATCACCTCACTTATCTCAATCTCCACTCTCGGCTTATCAGAAAAAATCTTCTCGCAAGCTAGTGATACTATCTGCTTGTCATCGAGGTACGCTACCTTATTGAGGGCATCAGCCACTATCTTAATAATGTTATCTATATCTGGCTTTTTTGTAGGGCAGAGTTGACCGCTTGCCATCTTGGATAGGTTCTTTTTTGATGTTTTTTTCGGTATTGCTATGCAGGCTATAATAACCATTCTGACAGGTGTCTCTATTAATTTATGTTTGGGATATGCTAATTGGAATTGTGCCTTGACGTGTTTCTCATAATCAACTGTCTTCTTGGGTGTGTAGGTGTGTGATCTGGTTACTCTGGGGCGTTGCTTTCCCATCGGTGCGCCTGTTACTATGAATCTTAGTGCTTCCATAAAACCTCCTAAGTTTTACAATTTATAAACCCGTGACTTAGCCCGAATTGGGAAAGTCCTGTCAATTAGATAGCGACTAGCATCTGAAACGTGCGTCAAGGATAGCTCTTTCGCCTTTTCTATTTCTCCGTACTCATTCCTAATAACCTTCTGGTAATCATTTATAAGATATTTACAATCCGCATGAACCTTTATTTTACCTTGGATGAACGCTGTATTGATAGCATTCAATGAATTACGTACTGCAATGTTAGATTTCCCAAACACCTGAAATCCTGCTTTCTTGAGAATATCCAGATCCGTGAATAATGCAGAAGACTTTCTATTACCACCTGTCATGTCTGGGTAGATGATTATCCGCTTACCGGGGAAACGATCCAGTATGTGATCTCGCATCTTGTAGGTATTAGAATTATTAAGATAAGCCTCGCCAAATATCACCAGCTGTTCATCCCCGCCAAAGACTCTCTTTTTGATAGCGAAAACAGCGGTCATGGGATTGACATTAAAGTCCATACCTACGTGGATCGTATTGTGTCCTTCAATATAATTCTCTACAGGTAGATCAACCACTACATCGTCAGAGAACCCCCAATATGCAACTGAGCCATTAGTGTTGACAAACTCACCTCCACAGTATTGTCTTAATAGTGGCGATTTATGGATCTCATAGTAGTAATCATATAATTTCATCAGCTCAGATTTCAGTAGTCTCAACTTAACAATATCAGTCTTTGCTTTTCTAGCTGTCTTGTATATGTGGAATGCCTGCTCCAAATCTGTAGGTATTGAAAGCGGTACATTAGCACCAAACACACGGAAGATCATGTTCCAAACATAACCAACTGAAAGAAAAGTGTTGTGATAGCTGCGGGATGAGTAGAGCGTACCCAGCTTATCCTGCACAAACATCTCATAAAAATATTTAAATCCTTCCGCAGTAGAAACGAACGCTTGGGTCGGATCTTCTATCTCATCCTGTCTTAACCTGGCAGAAGATTTCTGAAATGAAATGATCTGCTTTTCGTATTTAGCAACATCAAACTCATCGTGAATGAAATCAGTAGCGTCAAAACCAACTATGTTTTCAGGGCGGTCCAGTGATCTAAACCATACTTCCCCACCTGTTTTTAATATGAATCGCTTATCTTGTTTCCTGAAGGTGTATGCTACATTGTAATGGTTGGAAAGGCTCTCAAAGTCTACTATGTTGGAGTCGTTGAGTATTCGGTATGATGGGGCAGTAATGCAGATAATAGGGTTTTTTATTCCTGTTGATTTACGGTATTTTATTAGTGCCATAGCTCGGTGATATACCCCGTCAGACTTTCCTGATGCGTAACCAGCCACAAACCCCAAGAACGAATCTCGGTTATTCACAAACTTCAGCTGATGCTTGAGTAATCTTACCTTTGCTTTTACTTTCATTTATGTTTGTCTCCAGCTATAGAGCAAATAGCATTTTTTCGGGGATTCATGCACCTTAGATTTTTTGTCATTCGATCTCTTCATACTCAAAATCAACTGTTTCTGGAGTGGTGTCTTCTTCATTATCGAATCTATCCCGCTGGTTTAGGTAGTTCTTGCCTAGAAAGATCGCCATTCCTGCGTTTGTCTTGCTCAAATTGAATTGATTTCTGCGTAATGATACTTTAGCATCCCCGCCAAGTCTTTTTAATACACCTTCAAAAGTGTCGCTGTATTTCTCCCTAATTCTGCGTGATAGCGTAGTTTCATTGATCTTCAACAGGCTACATATCTCAAGCTTAGTGGCTAATAGGCTACAAGCAAACTCAAACTTTTCCCAATCTACGGTTATTTTTGGTCTGCCCATCTTCTTTTTAGCTATTAGCTTTGCCATATTATTATCCCCTTGTTATCTTCTTTTTATTCATCGTAATTGCTACCCTTTTTAAGGTTTTCTGCTTTCCAAAGTGGTTGTAGGTTGTCTAACTTAAAACATTCTTTTATTCTGGTAATGTCAAAAAGCTTTCTTGGTTTAATATGGTCTATATGCCACTCACCCCAATTATCCCAACTCATCCCTTCCTTGAATTTACTCTCAAAGTCAATAAGTATCACTTCTATTGGATAACCTATTGCGTTTTCGACAGTCTTCGCAAACTCCCTAAAATACATATCAGCAATATGATTTCTTAGTGCTATTTTTAGCTTGTTTTTAAGGGATGGAGGGTAGACCCCTTGTGTTATCCTTTTTATTCTTTTTGCCCTAAGCTCCATATATCCACTTTCTGTAAGCGCATTGTTTTTATATATGTTAAAAAAGTATTCCTCGTCTCCCTTACTAATATCAAATAACTCTATCAACTCATCAAAAGATAACCCTATTTTGATTCCTCTTTTGAATTTTTCAAAGTCTATTCCTATCTTAGGTCTACCACCCTTCTTCTTTGCTACCAGCTTAGCCATGTTTTACTTCCTTTATTTATTACTATTTACTAGGGTTCATAATAGAAAAAATCCTGTCAAGGCTTATTTCATCCTTCCCGTCAGGCTGCAAGAATACCCCCAGAAATAAAAATGCAATAAATGAAAGAAAGTAGTTGACATATTATCCCAATGCCTTAAGTTATATATGTGTTTGGAAGTGGAAAAGGAATAAACAAAGTATCTGGGAGGATATTATGAACGAACTTACAGAAAGACAAGTCAGCTACAGGGAACAATTAAGAGAAGAACTTATTACGCTAACTAGCAGATGTGAAAAGAAGATCAAGCGGGGAAGTAGAAGTTCAAGTGAATACTCTAGAAGATCTGTAGAATTTCATACAGACCAATTAGCAAAAGTTAGCTTCACAGAAGAAGATGCCATTGAAATATTGAAAGAAAAAAGAGATGGTTTTTTTACTTCTTGTGCAAAATTCAATTCAGAAAGTAGAGTATAGGAGGATATGATGGGATTTTCAAAAAATATGGCTATGAAAGATTATAATGGAAAACTTTTCCATAAAACAAATCTAACTTGGTTAGAAGATATTGTTAATGAGAGTATGAGCGACAGAGGGATTTGTTGTTCCACTGAAGATTCTGAGAGACTTTTCCCAGGGAGAGATATTGTTGTAGTATTTGCTGCCAAAAATAGATCTGGGATGTATGACTCTTGTGATGCTGATTCTGGCAATTATTACGGATATGATGAATTTCGGATGATGGAATTTTCAGTAGAAGATATAGAAAAAATTATTTGCGATCAGGGAACTTATGATTTCTTAGATGCTTGTGCTAATGGGTGGGAAGAAGATAACAAAATTGCTGAAAAAATGGCAGAGTATAATGATGACCAGATTGATTTTTATTCTAATTATTATTTTGATTTTTGTTCTAAATTGTATTCACAGAATGACCTAGACACTAATGATTTTTTAAACTTTTAATAAGATGGATTAACCTATGATACACGAATTACAAACTGGGAGGATAAAATGAAATCAGAAATCAAAAAGCTTAAAAGCCTGCTTGATAGTAATAACCTATCGAGCCTGGTGCTTTTCGGGCGGCAGATATTCGGGAAGTCCAAAGTAAAGCCTGAACATTGCTATTCTGTATTCCTGTTTGCAGCAGAAGCAAAAAACTATCCGCTAGATAAATTCAAGCAAAAGCGGAAGCTATCAAAAGGGCAGAATTGGAAAGCAGAATATACGAAAGAGCTGAAAAAACGCATAGAAACAGCACACAATCATTTATCGTGATTGTGTGCATTAGAGATGGGGCAAATTATATTGGAGTATCTGCGGATTGAAAATTTAAACCTAGAAAGGCACATCATCGTTTGTTACGTTTGATTTAGGTTCTTCCACACTATGTACTTTCTCTAAAAATGAAACCTTGTGCGCTATGATCTCAGTTACCTTGCGGTTGTTATTCTCTTTATCTTTGTATGAATGGGTTTTCAAATAGCCCTCTATTAGTACTGGAGAGCCTTTTGTAACCTCTTCAGCACATCGTTCAGCTAGTTTGTCCCATACCACTACATCGGTGTAGCTAGTTTCTTTCACCCATTCCTCGCCCTTCTTGTGACTACGGTCGTAAGCTAAAGATATTTTTGCCACAGCAGTTCCGTTGCCGATATACTTCAGCTCAATGTCCCTTGTTGCTCTACCTGTTATTATTACGTTGTTTACTCTTGGAAATCTTAATTGGCTCATCTCTTCCACCATACTTTTTTTGATTTTGGCTCTTCTTTTGGCTCTGGTTCAATCTCTACACCTACGGAAAAACCATCTCTAATCATTGGATCAGTCCCGATTATTTCTATGTTCACGTGGTACTCTTTCGCTGAAAGATTATCAATTAGCACAGTAGTTGAGCTATCGTCGTAATACTCAACCGTAAGTCCTGTTTTGTTTATTTCTGCTGTATATCCGATACACTCAACGGTAGATATTTTTTTGGCTGCATACTTATTATTTTCTATCTTTGACACTATTACTGTTAGTTTCATCATTTAACTCCCATCAAATATTTTATTTGTTTTTCATTATAGCCATTCTCTTCGCACCAAATTCTATACTTATCTTTGTACTTTCTGTCCAATTTATCATTGCCGTGTACGCCATCTGGCACCTTGTGACAGGCTTTGCAGAGATGTACTATGTTGTGGATATGAGCTACTCTTCTGCGGGATATTATGTGATGTAGCTCTGGATTATTAGCTCCGCATTCTTCACATTGTCCGCCCGACCGCTCTTCCAATTCTGCATATAATGTAGCAGAGATAGCTCCTATGTTAGGGTAATATTCACTCAGCAGAATATCATCTATGAAAAGAGATCGTTCCTTGTTCAGGTTCTTTCTGCCTTTTTTTGTGGGCTTGGGGAAAGTTTGGTGTGTCATGCTTCGTCTTTCTGCTTATGCAACACAATTGCCAAAAATTCGTCTAGGATAGTTATAACTTCGTCGAGATTGTCGAAATCAAACTCTTGCCCATGCCCATCTGTAACGCTTCCACTACCGCCAATGAACATATTAACGTGTAGCATTTGAAATCTATCAGCGTTTTTTCTATCAATTATCTCAGCTTCATCATTTATTTTTTCCATTAATTCCCAGACTTTCTGGATCTCTGAATCGGATGGGTTTAGGTCTCTATAGATAGATTCTAGCTCTTGCTTTTGGTCATTTATCACAGAGTTTTTGTTCTGTAGCCCTTGCTCGTACATATCAATATCAATTTGCAAAGTAGCAATTTTATTATCTTTTTCTGCAATAAGCTCAAGCATCCGCTTATTCGATCTTACGTTGTTTTCTCTGTAAAGATTAATTGATTTCTCCAAATCTCTAATCCGCTTAACATGGTCGTTTATGATATTTTCATCTTCCCTATGCCTTTTTTGGGATAGGTCAAGCTCTACTTCTACTTTTACTAAATTATCTTCTAGTTCTTCATAATCGTCAACCAACATAAAGACCGTTTCTTTGTAAGACTCTAGCAACTTTTCGGGGGTTATGCTTGGTACGTAGACAAGATTATATCCTAATTCTAGGTATTCCTGCACTTTACACTTGCTAAAATTTTCTTCTTTTACCCCACTTTCCAGATTTTCTTCTTTTCCCTGCGTTATGGGGTATTCTATACAGCAATCTTTCCAGTCCTTGCCTTCAAATTCATTTATTTCAACATGATTTATCCTCATGCCACGAGAGTTCTTTCGGCAAACCCATCTATCACAATTAGCAATAGGTCTTTTATCCCATACCCATAATCCACCGTCCTTGTCCATACTTAGATAATTTGGAATAACTCCTTTATCTTCTAGTATTTCCTCAATCGCTTCTTTTGCACTAATTTTCATCTTTTCCTCCCTATATTTATAAACAACTCTCTAATTTCCCAAGAATCCTGTCAACTTAAATCTCCAAGAAGTACAGTTTTAGCATACTTTCTAGTGCGAGATTTTAAGTACCGAGAATTTAGGTACTGCTTTTTTATTACTTGACCTGATTATCCATTTCTGAGATATTGTATTTTGTATTTAGGCAACCACATTCTCACGAGTGTTGGATTGCTGCCAGCGCAAGGTTACCTCCCCCTTGCGCTATTTTCATTTTAATGAACATACTAGCTGATTTGCCCCAAAGCTCACATCCAGCCTAGCCTATTATTCATTTTGATGAATTAATGGGCTTTTCTTTTTCGTGATAAATAACATCCACAAACTGTGCATACTTTTCATAGATTACACATAACACTATATCCACGCTCCGCTTAGCTTTGCGTGGCATATTTGTGTTATGTGCAATTTACCACCAACCTTATTTCTCTATATTTCCTGATAGTGATAGTTCTTGATATTACCTTACCCATATATTCTTTTTTATGATGGTCTAAAATAGTTAAATTATCTCCAACAATAGGGATAATTTCATCTTTTGGATAAGCAATAGCCATTATATCTATACCATTTCTTTGGATTTGAATTATACGGTATGTTCTGATATTTTTCTTTCCCATTTTACTTTCTCCTTTTTTCGTTAATTAACTGGACTCTTATCGCGACACAATGTCGGGATGATTACCGTTTATGCAGTATTTAGTGCATATCTTTGCTTTATGCACTGGTTTGTGCATATTTCTTACCGCTTTAGCGTGTTTGTAGCTCATACAATTCCTTTTAAAACTCAAAATACCTTTGGTTATTATTCTCTAGCCGCTGAATTGCATTGTCGAAATACTCTTTGTCAATTTCCATTATATCTATGTCAAAATTCATATCCATACAAGCACAGCCGATTGACATTGAACCACCGTGAGTGTCGATTATCTTTTGACCTTCTTTTGCGTAGTTTTCTAGCAGCCACTTGTATAATTGGACTGGTTTTTGTGTTGGGTGGATTCGCTTTTCTTTTTCTGACATATTACCCTGTAACATACCATTCCACATAAACTTAAATATTCTAACCGCTGTTTTGAGTGATGTATATGCTAATTCTGCATCAGCAAAATCGGTTGTACCATTAACTTTATCCCATACAATCCAGCAACTTGACCTTTTTGGTATAAGATCAATAAAATGGTTTGCCCCCCACACTATTTGATTTTTTGATATTCTTACTAATTCCTCAAAATATTCTTTTTTAGGTGGCTTTTTATCCCATTGTTTTTCTGAAAATTGTGTACTTGGTATCCCAACGCCAGTAGTGTTCCTTGATCCTTTCCATTTATTGGCTCCTGCAGACGAACCTCTACTATTATTACTTTTCCCACATTCACCTATCCCATAAGGCGGATCAATAATTGCCAAGTCGTAGAAATTATCAGGGATTTCTTTCATAAAAACCATATTATCACAGTTATATAGCTTTACATCTTTTATCTGGTAATCGGGTTTCATAGTACCTCCATACATTAGACTCTAACCTCGAAAATAGTCTTTCGTACTCTATTCTTGTCAGCACTTTTTGCGTTGTATTCTTCCAACTCTTTTGTGATATTATAGCCATTATAGCCAGCTGTATTCTGCAGGTCTATCTTGGTTGACGTGATGCCTTGTTCGTCTACTATGTGGTTGTTTTGGGCTGCTCTACTGGTCAGCATTAAGCTTTCCTCGCTGTAAGCGTTAGCGCCTACCATACTTGCACTACGAGCGAAAGTGTCTGTAATAAGTGTTTCGTGTAAGTGACCAAACAATACGAAGTATATCAATATACCTTTATCTGCATATTGTCTTATCAATTTAGTCACTGAATTATGCGGGTCTTTGCCAAATTTGATGCCATGGACCAATAAGAAATTCTTCCCATTGATGCTTATGACTGTCTTGTTAGGTGTTTCAGGTTCGATGAAAACCAACCCTTTTGATCCTTTGAAAACCAGCTTTAGCATTTGGACAATAGAATAGTCATAATTATCTGTAGCTGTGGGATGAGACCAAGTAAGCTCGTCTTTAGCTCTGGATTCATTACCCACTACATAGGTATATGTGATGTTAAAATCCTGATTAAGATCTAAGATGAATTGTGATAATAGCTCTACTGCAATGAATTGAGCTTGACTGCGATTAGTAGCGTTTGACATTGCTTCATCTAATCTACGATCACTATTTAATTTGTCACCTAAATCAGCAATTACTATGTTTTTAATCCCTCTAGCTTTGAATCCTTGCCGAGACTTATCTGCAAACTTTTGGAGCCTCTTAGAAGCTACTTTGAAATCATACACATTACATACTAGGTTTACTAACTCGTTTAGGTGAAGATCGGATAATTGGATTATTCCTACTCCAGCGCAGGTTTTTGGCTCGTGATACTTGACAAATTGCGAAAGGTTATGGTTTGAAAATACATTTATTAGCTCTTTATTAAGTGATTCGATAGCGTTTGTTTCTCTGGAGTATTCCCTAAAAGATTTACGCTCTATCCGATTCATATCCATTTGTTTCTGTCTGGATTTAGCTAGACGCACATTCTCAATTATGATCTCACCATCTGAACTCATAACTCTTTTGTACCTTTTCCTGCGGTAGGTTATGTCATCCTTTGTTAGGTCAAAATATTCTGTTGCAGCATTAATCCCAAACTCTTCAGAAAAATCCCAGACTTTTTGCAACTCTTCAAACGATATTTGCTTTCTTCCCATAATTCCTCCCTTTATTTTTTAACAAGCCATTTTGGCAATTTGCAGTCAATCCCTAACCCGAAATACATCAAACTATACAACCATACAATTATTGTTTTCATCTTACCATCCTTGGAAGCTGTCTGTCTTATCCCAGCTTAATTTATTTATATTTATGTTTGTAGTTTCCCTGAAAGTTTTGTTGGCTGAAGTAAAATATAAAGCCTCTACGTTATCGATATTACCAGTTTCACGCTCCTTTAATATTATTATATTCCCATCGTATTCATCCTCCTCAGTTAGCCTCTCAATCCCAATTACAACATCTGCCAAATTTGATAAATTACTTGAACCCATAACACCATACAGCGAAGGTCTTGGCTTCTTCCCCTCTGTGAGATTTTTCTGATGTGCTACAATATGCACAGTAACATTATTTTCTACAGCGAATAATTGGGCTTCCTCGATAAAGGCTGTTTGTGTGTCGTTTAAGCTACTTTGGCTGTAAGGTAGTATAGTGGCGAGGTTATCTATTACAAACGTCTTAACATTATACCTGAGGTGTATTGAAAGGAATAATTTGAATAGGTCTGTGTACTTCCCTGAATATCCATCTTTCATAACAAAGAACTTATCCCCCACCCAAGATCGGATTAAATCACAATTAGCCTCTGTTACTGTGTGATATTCATAGCCATATTTTTTATTAAAATTACGCTTCATTTTAGCTTCTTCGCAACATTGAGAGTACAAGGTAGTTGCTATTTTCTTATTAGCACTTTCACTCGAATAGACGCAAATCTTTTCTTTCTGCTCGATAAAGTGGGTCAACTCCTGAGATAAGATTGTAGATTTCCCGCTTGAAGTGTACCCTGTCCAAAGTATTACATCACCTCTACGATACCCGCCATGTGTCATTTTGTTAATATGGTTGAACCCACTATCTACGTGTTCTTGGTGATCTTCATTTTTGTATATGTCAATGCCAGATAGTTTAATTACTTCGTTTATAGCAATGTATTCAGCACTTTCGATAATCTCTTTTAGCTTCTCAACTCCACCAAATTTTAGAGCATCGTTAGCATCGGGGAACTTCTCAGATTCTATATATTTGCACTTGTATTCACCTAACCTGTGTGATATTTCTTCCCTAGCTTTCACTCCTGCCTTATCTGAGTCTGTCCAGATTATGATTTCATTGAAACTATTAATCCACTCCCAACAATTAGTTATTGCTGTCATATCGCTACATCCAGAAGGTAGGCTCACCGCATTAGTATATCCTGCTTCCCAAATAGATAGACAGTCCTCTTCGCCCTCTGTGATTATCACGGACTCAAAAGAATTTATCTTGTCCATCATGTAGAATATTGGCTTGGTATCTTTCTCCCGCATAATCTTTTTCTGCTTAACGCTTCTAAATTTGCGAAAGGTCAACTCACCCTTTTCATCCTTGTAGTTGTAGCTTATCCATCCCTTGTCTGTCATTCCAACTTCAGCAAAATCAACAGTCTTTTTGCTTATCATCCTGCCAGTGAAATACTTATAGACCTGCTCTTGAGGGGTTAGTATCTTCTGCTTAGGTTTTGAATAGTTTTTCTCGCTTACGTGGATATTAGAATAATCATCTGCCATGCGGATATTAAGCTTTTCAGCTAACTGTTTCAAATTCCCGCTTGCCCCACAAGATCCACGAAAGCAGTTATAAACTCCCTCTTCTCGATTAATTGAGAAGGTGTAATCATCACCCTTGCCACTACTCCCGCAAAATGGACACTTACGGAAGGTTATCTCATTACCCTTGACTCTGTGTTGCCCTAGTGCTTTTATTATCTCTCTCATGAACTATACCTCTTATCTGCTATTTCACCATAAAAGACCTTATCTGACTCACTCACCCCATTCCTGAATTTTTTAGGCAAAGCTTTACTTAGCCCTTCCCAATCTCTTGTTTTAGCATATTCTATACATACATCTATATCATCTTTCCGCTTACATTTTTTCTCTGGTTTATCGGTTAATTCTTGTTTCTTGTACCAACTAAGTATTGTAAGATATAAAGATTTATAGTTTTTGTTCTTGCTATAATTTTCTACCTTATCGCATAAATCATCAATAGCTTGTTTACTCATGCCATACTTTATTAGTTTAGAATACTCATCTTGGGTTAATTCTAAATGTGCAAACTTACGATATAAATCTTCCTCTTGTGGTTTTGATAATTCTTTATCAATATCCACTTTAAGATTAATATTAGTATTTAGATTAAGATTAGAATTAATATTAATATAGTTCAAAGCCTTCTTTATTTCAAGCAAGCTTTTGAAAGGCTTTATTAACTCTATACCAAGAAAAGACTTAACAAAAACAGGCAAAGAATTGACACAATTTACAATTCCTTTTTGAATATTGACATTTAGCTTTTGATGTTTTATGAAATTTGCTATAACTATAAACTTATCATCTACAAAGAAAACCTTCTTGTTCCTTTCAAAGCCTTTCAAAGCCTTTAATATTTCTTGCTTCTGCAACCCTGTGTCAAATATGATCCTTCTTAAATGGATTTCATACATCCCAGATATATTATTTAAGGGGCTAGTCAAAAGATATAAGAAAAGTAGCTTATCTTTAGCAGATAAATCCATAATGTATTCATCATCCCAGAAAGACGTGTTTATATATCTATTTTTACCCATGATTACCTACTTTGTTAGCCTTTTAATGCTTTCTTTATCAACCCCAACATCTACAACCATAATCACAGAACAACCCTCAACTCCTTGTGAATATTCTGTTTGTATTGTGTATTCTCTGTGCTTGTGCCAGCTATTAAGAAATCCTTCTATTCTTTGCCCTTTCTCAGCACCTAACCACTTTTCATTTGATATTGCTGAAACTTTGAAATCATTTAGATTCATCTTACTTCTCCCTTAAATAATTTTCGATAGCATTTTTAACTTTATCAGAAATAACCACAGTGTACCCAGATATTTGCTTGTTTACAGTATTGTACTGCATCCCTTCACAATAGTTCCTTACGAACCAGATTTTACTTCTTTGCTCTTTTTCAAGCTTCTCTACTAACTTCTTTGCAATGTCTAACATATTATCTCCTTTTTTACTTATATGAATAAAATTATTATGATGGGTTTTCCTGTCAACCTTTAAATATCTTTTCTATTCTCCCACCCTAAAAGTAAATGAAATAAGTAAAAAATAAAAATATTAGTTGACATCGGAACGGGGTCAATTAAATTGTAGTTGTGTTTAGGAGTGGAAAGGAAGAAATTAAAAGTATCTGGGAGGATATTATGAAAAATCATTTATATTTTAAAAAAGAATTAGGAAACGAATTTTACAACCTAACAATCGTAAACAGAATAGGTGACAAAGAGACCGAGATGGATTGTCAAATTAACTCCTTAGGGGAAATCATTACCCCGAATGGTTGCAATTGGGTACACACCCTCATAGAGGGAAACATCATCAAGCCAGTAATACATGTAAATAATGGAGAAGCTACAATCTTTTTGGACAAATGCAAGGAGATTTGTAAAATCAACGGCACTAATTTTAACAAATTGATGTATTTAAATCTGGACTATTAATCAGAAATTAGATCATTAAAAGTTATAGACGTGAGCTAGAAATCTAGCAGGGTTATTCCGAAGGTGACTGGGGAATTAAAACTTGTCACAAGTATCAAAACAACTGAGGGTTGGCTGTGTTGTCTGCATCACCAGCCCTTTTTTATTCTGGGAGGAATTATGAAACGATTTACTAACATTTTACTATATTCGCTTGTGTTTTTGGCGTTCTTTTCTATCTGCTTGATCGTACTTGATCTGGCATGGACAGGGGAGATATTTTTCGGCACTGGAGAGATAAAATATTTACTCGGTGCTAGTTTATTTTTGGGTAGCTTAACAGAGATTTGGAGGTAGGAATGCGGGTATGTTATATAACTGGTAAGATATGTAATAGTTGCAATTTTTGTGGCAGATATGAATATACTATATTGAAAGACGGCTTGGTTTGGGAAGATCGTATTGATGGAGAAGATAATTGTATCGAAAAATTCAACCAATTTGCAAAGGATTTCCCAGAGAGTGAATTTAAATATAGATGTATGACTGAAGACGAAATGTTTGTTTATGAATTAAAAGGAGAAGCATAATGGATAAGGCAATAGATATTCTAATCGGTATATTTATCGTTGCGGTGATGTTTGTCGTGGCGGGAATGGTAATAATGAGTGTGACAGGGATATTTTCTGGCTACGCTCTGATGTGTGTGGCAGGTGGTGTGATGTCTGCAATAGTTATCACATTTGTAATGGTGTTTTTGATGTTAATTAAAGGAGTTATGAAATGAAGCTATCAGAATGTTGTGGAGCACCCCTGTTGGGTGAAGTAGATCAGATTTGTTCGGAATGTAGAGAGCACTCGGAGGCTATTCAAATGAAACTATCAGATTATACAGTAAAAGAAATTAAATCAGCTATGATCCATGCAGGAGTTAGGCACTTAGATGTGCTAAAAGAATTAATGGATAATGGCGGAGATGGTGTTTCTACCACGATGATAAGCATGATCGTGAATGGGAAGAACTCTTCAAAAGATGAACGTGTTGAGGATGCGATCGTGCGGTTGTGCCTTGACGAGCTAGAACAACAAAAGAGTTTGAGAGATGCGCATTGTTGTTAATTACTGGGAGGTAATGATGAAAAAGTTTGTAGTATTTATTGATCGAAATGCGGAAAGATTGTATGTTAAAACTTTGATGATTCCCGTAGCAGATTGCAAATATACAGAAGATAAATCAAAAGCTCAAATATTCCACGATGAAGAGTATATCCATGAAAAAATGAGAGATACTTTCCTAGCTGATTATGGTATTGAAGAGCCTGAGAAGTCTATCATGGATGGTATAATCGGTAGCTTTGCCTTTGGGGGTGAATAATGAAATACGAACCAATCCTTGATCCTGGCGATGATGTTAATTATTTACTAAACGGTAAAGCTCACAAGGGAGAAGTTATCTCAGTAAATTTCATGTCTGAAACTGAAACATATTATGTGATAGAAACTGAGTTTAACGGAGAATTTACTTATGAAGAAGAATATCTGAAAGAGCTAATGGGCGACTTTGAAATATATAACTTGGAGGGTTAAATGGATGATACAGTAGAAATAAATCAAGAAGTTGAAACTGCTTTAGGGACTTTCCGAGTAGTGGGGAACGTTGAAATTGAGCATAATCCGAATGTGTTCGGCTTTGACATTTCTATCGAGCCTGTGGATATTGACGGGAGAGCATATTTTGATGATTATGAGGCTTGTAAGCAGGCTGTAGTGGAAGAACTTAACAAGATAGACTGGGAGGTTTAGATGGGAATTTATAAAAAGTTAGCAAACGTACAGAAAAAGATTATCGGGATTGTGAAAGGTGCTGAAAATCCTTATTTCAAGTCAAAATATTTTGACATCAACCAAATGCTTGAAACTCTCAAGCCTACACTTCAAGAAGAAAATCTTCTATTACTACAGCCATTGTCAAACGTGAATGGAATTCCTGCGATAAAAACCATGTTAGTAGATACAGAGACAGATGAGATGATTGAGTCAACCGTAACTCTGCCCAATTTGAACGATCCTCAAAAGATGGGTTCTTCTATCACTTACTACAGAAGATACAGTCTACAGTCTCTTTTCAGCCTTCAGGCGCTAGATGATGATGGTAATATGGCAAGCGGTAAAACTGAAACTCCAGCTGGTAAAGGGAAAAAGAAAAAGCTAGAAGATGAAATCCAAAGTGGCTATAAAGCTATGGGTATGGATGAGACAGAAATCTATACAATGGAGAAGAACTTCTTGGATAATAAAAGAACCGTAAGCGATCTGGAATTATTGCTAAAATCTCTGAGAAATAAGTATAAAACAAAAGAGCTTGGGAAATGAAAATAGCAATAAGATTCAAAAATGATAAGCCTGTAGCTAATTGGTTACAGGCTACTAATGGGTTGAGAAAAGAAGTAAAGAAAGAAAGCCTTGATGGGGTGTTGTTTACTGCTGTGATTAAAAAGATAAGTGAACCAAAAACTTACTCTCAGAATAGATTTTTCCATAGTGACGCTTGTCTTGGCAAGATAATAGCTGGGTATAGAGACGCTGGGCATGATCTACCATTAGATAAGGCTAGAGCCAAAGATTGGGTTAAGCTTAGGATTAAAACACATCCAGATATTATGCACGTTGAACCTTTTACAAATGATGTTGGTGAGGTTTTTCTGGTTCCTAAAGGTTTTGGGAATAACGACATATCAAAAGAGCGATTTTCTTTTATTATTTCTTGGTGTATTAGATTTTATGGTGAATTTTTAGGGATTACCATTGAGACTGAAAAACAAGTCAAAGAAAGAATGAAACGTGAGCGCAATATTGCAAAGATGAATAAGAAAACGCTAATAAACTGTGATGAGTTCGCAGGTAGTTGTTGTTAGCATAATGGATTGGCTACGCCACTTGCGAACTTGTGAGTGGTGGATGGCGGTGTTCTGTGTCACCGAAAATAAAAGGAGAAGTAAGATGAAAAAGGAAATAATAACTGAAAAATTTTGGCACAGCTATAGAGATAATTGTGACGATCCCAAGTTTACAGACGAATATATAGTAACTATCTATGTTACTTTTATGAGTAAATCTTTTTATGTTGTAACGGTAAAAGAATTTAATGTCAAAAAAGGTGCTTGGGTTGTAAATGAAAGACCTGATGAAGTAATATCGATAATAAGTTGGTGTGAAATGCCTAAACCTATGCAAGACTAAGGTGTACATAATGGAAGGGCGGTGTTATGCGGAATAACTAAAATAGGAGAAATTAAGGAGGATAGGAAATGGAACAATTTTTATTATGTGTGGTAAAAATGCATAGCCATAAGCGTGAGGATTTTAATCAGTATGATGAGTATAGATTAGTCACAGCAAAAACACTTTCTGAAGCAAAGAAAAAATATTTAGAGTGGTATAATAAAAGAGTAGCTAAATGGTATCACATAAAAGTTTCTAATATTATATCAGCCAATATTAGCTAAGTTGGCTATTATTACCCGTAAATTTTAGGAGGGAAAATGAATATAGAAGAACAGCTTGATGAATGGATTGAAGAAGAAAAAGCCAGAGAGCAAAAAGAATCACTAGAAGCTGAAAAATGCGAATATTGCAACTTTAACAAATATGGAAACCCATCATTGCATATAATAGATAATCTATTAGTTTTACATTATGATTATAAAAGATATATACATGAATTGATGTTTGAACCACTAGCAGATAATACTGTTTATAAGGAAATACAGTTTTGCCCTAAGTGCGGAAGAGAATTTTAAGGAGAGTATAATATGAAACTGTGGATAGCAACAGATAAAGACGGGAAACAATGCGGATATGCCGATCAACTAAAACCAGAAAGAGCAAATAATGAATGGCTTGGTGATAATTGGGATCACGATTGTGATATACTTTTTGATGATGACGATAAACCACTTCCAAAGCAAACTTGGGGAGACAATCCAGAATTGGTAGAGTTTGTAAAAAAGGAAGAATAGTGTACATAACATACATACCCATGCCGAGACTATTAATATGTCTCGTCTTTTTTTTATGCGCTGAATAATTTTATTGAGACTGCTCCTGTGTTGAAATAATCGATATGTAACCACGATACATCACGTTCCATTCGTTTAATTTCAAATTCCAAAGGGTTAGCAAGTATGTATTGGCGCACACTTTCCGCTGTGGTTTCCTCGAAGATTAGATCTGCTGCTCTACCCCAAGAGTGTTGACTTGTTCTTGAATACCATTTACTAGCAGGATTTCTAAGCCCTCTCCATTGGTTATCACCACCCCATTTCCAATCGTTGATTGTTACCTTACCGAATAGCTCTCTTAGGTGCTGAATATCTCTTAACATTCTTTCATCAAATAGTGACCAAGCAAATTGATTATCTTTTAGCTCTTCATAATCTGATTTACAGAGTAATTCATACAGCTCAAATGAGTTTGGTTTGTACATTTAGAACCTCCAATTTGCAAATATCACAGCTTCTTTGCCAGAATTAGCTGCTAGAATTATATCTATCTTGTTATAGATTCTCACACCAGCACCGAGATAGATTTTGTAACCCCCATCTAGTACGCCATAACCTACCGAAATAAGCGGTTTAAATCTTGGGATGGGTAGTTTGACATATTCGGTTTTGGTCGTCTCAAATGTCACGATTTCGCCACTGTAGAATAACTTGCTATTTCTTAGGGTGAATAGTTTGGTGAAATAGGAATATTCTATCTTCAGCGTTCCGCTAATATCTGGTTGTTCGATTAATATGTCACCTGAAGCAATGACATCTTGTACTGCATTGTCAACATAGATGGTGTCAATTACCGCTTCTGTAACTGTTTTATATACTACCACCTGCTTTTCTACATAGACAGTATCTATCCTAGTCTCTATTATCGGGTCAGGTAATATAACAGGCTCAGGTTTCCGTATAATAAAATATGCGGTAACGAGGATGCAGCATAGCAAAAAGCCAGATCCGAAACTAATTGCTAAGTTTTTCATTTCTTAGTAAACTTACTTCCAACATTACCAATCACATACAGCCCGAAAACTTGCATAATGAAAGGGCTTACTTGCATAAATTGTGTTGTCTTATCTAAGAATACTGTTGCTAGTGCGATTGCTATTAATATAACTGCTCCTAAAAACTTTCTACTTTTCATACTTAAATCTCCTCGAATAAATGGTTCACATAGTAATATCTACAAAAAGCTGAAGTAAAAGCATAAGCGTAACTCTCTGCATAATTCTGATAACGATTAACCTTATTATTAGCTTTGTCAGTTTTCAATTGGATTATCTTATCAATAAACCTATTTCTATCTTCTTGCCCGTCTAAAACGTAATTCTTAGCGTGTTTCTCCCCGAAAAGGTGAATGTATATCTTATTGCAATTCTGAACGATAGAGGAAGCTTTTGAATTTATTATCTCTGGGCTTATATTTTCTATCCCGATTGTAAGAATATCTCTTGAAAAAGATTTTAGCGAATCGATCGCTGCATTGATATAAACATTTGCTCGCTCGTCACCTTTACCTTTGTTCTGCTTTTTTATGTCCTCTATTGCATCAACGCCTATTTTCATAAGGTCAGCGTAAAAGGAATTTTCATCTCTCGTTTTAGCTTTTATTTCTGCATGGGCTAGGCTGTTTTTTTTTGTTTCTTCTGTGTTATATGCCAGCTCGCCTCCAATATCAATTAATCTCTTATCAGTTCTGGCTACAAAGCCCATAAACTCATTTTTAAAACTAACTATTATATCCTTTACGTCTGAAAATATCTCAGCCTTTGCCAGCTTGACATCTCCATCCATCTTTACACCGTTCACATTAGCCCTAATTATCATTGAAAAGATTCCAATTCCAAGCCCAAAAACACCAGTAACAATAGCAATAACAATTCCAGACCAATCCATTCCAAACTCCTTAAAAGAAAAACATTATTAACACATTAACAGCGACAGAAAGAACAGTTCCAACTATTACGCCCAAGATTCCTGCATACATATCATCTACTGAGCAAGTCCGATTAGGAAATATATTTGGTAGCCATTCGGGTACATATTCCCAGAGTACGATTGCCAAGAGCATAAAAAATAAGCTGATTGGATAAACTACCCCGCACTTGAAAATCTGGAAAGCTATTACATTGATAATTGACATACAAAGCAAAGCTAGAAAGAAATGCTTCTTTTTATCAGGTTGCCAGAAGTTCATATTAAACCCCCGATCCTGTTTGTTTGATTATATCTGGGAAGCTACTTTTAGTATAGATATTCTCTATCCCGAAATACTCTATCCAAGCTTTCAATTGATCGCTGGTTAAGGCTGTATTTCTTCCGTGTGCGCCCCTGTGGCAGACTCTAGCAATAGATTTACTTTCATTAATAGATTCCCAAACCATCCAGAAATACTCCTGAAACCTTTTCTTGATCATTGTCGGAGTTTCATCTTCATTAAATAATGGCACGTCTACAAAGTTATCAACTTCCTCAAAGGTAATTTCACCCTCCTCAGAAATTATCTCCTTCATAATCGGCTGGTTTACTCGTTCAGTATCCTGCTTGTAATTGTTTTCTAGTGGATTGGGGACTTGCCAATCTAACTTGTCAGTATCGACCTCTACAAAGCCATTGAAGTTATTCACAATATGCTCGTTTTCGGTGTCGTTCATCCATTCCAAAAGGGTTACACGATGGCAACCCTCAACTTCAATTACAGTTGTCTCTTTGCCCAAGTTGTGTATTATTTCTGCCATGATTATACTCCTAAACCTTAGTATATTCTTCGTCAGAACCATCACTATCAACTTCACCATGAAAATCAATGAAGTATACATAAGCATATTGACTGCCAAGTTCATCATCTGTATCGGTTCTGGCTGCTTGAAATTGGAAAGTATCACTTATATCACAATCAACCGTAATATCAGGGAATTTGGAAAGTTGATTATACAAACCATCTGCTTCAGCGGTAAAATCATAAATGTCATCACCACCGCTACCAGTATCACAGGTAATAGTTGTCCAAGCTGCTGTTTGTGCTTCTCCATTCTTTTGTAATCTGTATCGCATAGAAAGTGTGATTGCTTTAGCTGCACCAGTTTCGATTTCTTGAAACCAATGAATATGTGGACTAAATGTAATGCTTGTTCCTACTCTGAATTGATGGTTGATTTCTAAATTTGCCTGTACTCTATCAGCCGCTGTGGATAAACTACCATTCTGTGAGAATTTTAGTGAATTGCTGTCAAAATCATAGTCAACTTGACCAGATGTGCTGTTCAGTTTTGAACCAAATAGATTACCTATCATATCTTGCCATGCTGTAGCGGTTCCGTTCCTTCTCATAGTTCCATCAGCTGCAAATTCGGTATTATTAATTGCATCACCAAAGGTTTTATTGGCGGTATTAGCGTCTATCTCTGCTTTATTCGCTGTAAAATTATCATCGATTTGAGTTCCAGCTAAACCCCAATTTGTTTTCTTTACTGTTTCCATTTTATTCTCCTGTACATAGTTTTTTACTATCATATAATAATGTTTCAGGCACTAGCGAGAAACAGTCGTCTGTATATTTCATTATTTTAGCAGCTTGAGCTGTTGTTCTAGCGGTTAGGTAGGTGATTAAGTTTCTCTTCCGATACTTCTCAGCATCAGCGAAACTGATGTATAGAGGGTTGCCTGTGTATTGCACGTAATCTATATCATCGTGAGTGATATTCTTAGGCACTCCGCTTGCATCGTATAGATATAATTGCGGCACATCCGCACTTATCAGATTAGGGTTTGGATAGTTCAGGATAGTTGTCTCAGCTCTATTGTGACCGAACTTAGGAAACTGAGGATTAGTTAGAGCTAAACCATTCACATCTAAGCCTGTGTTGCCAGCTTGAGCAGGGATGTACGCATACACATTCGTGCTAGACCCAGCATTAGAATATGTTTTTCCATCTATTAAATTCTCAATATCACCATTTGTTTTAACTACCATGTCTAAAATTAAATCATCAACTGAAACGCCAGCTTTAAAATTATATAGAGTAATGTTATTATTTTTTGAAAGTTCGGTTGGTGAACCGCCCAGTCCTACACCTTTTGTTGAAGATGCTGTTTGAGCTATACTGCTAATTATTCCAGAGTAATCAATTCCTGTTGTAAGGTTTTTGCATGCCCATACCAGATTGTTTGGTGATACCATATTGACCCTTGTAATAGATATTTCAATGCAATCATTATTGGAAAACTTTGTTGTATCTAGTAGTAACGTGGAAACTGAACTAGATCCAGTATCAGTATTATATTTCAGCTCATCACCGCTAGTAAATAGACAAGTTCTAACGCCTGTAATATCAGAAACGGTAGACCCGTTAGAGAAGATGTAAACAGTAGCAGATGTTTTTTCAATATTCCCTTTATAGTAATAATAGTAATCACCATCGCCTAAATTTATCGGATCAATAATATATTTATCATCACCATTCAGGGTTATGGCTGAGGAGAACCCCTCTAAAAGGTTATGCGGTCGCTCGTCTGCTTTTACGTAACTAGAACCATTCGTTGCAAGCCCTGAGATAGTGCCGTTGATTGGTTCAAATGCACCAATAGCAGGTTCAATATCTGGCACGTTTGCACCAGCACCGATTGACCAAAGATATTTATATGTTTTATCTGCGGTTGCTAGGATTGCGTAGTCGATTAAGAAAGCTGGAACTCCACCTGCGGGATTACCAATATAGCAAGTAGTCGTAACCTGTGAGAATATCCCTGCGGTTATAGCATCTGCTAAGTTAAGAACCTCCCAAGTAGTTCCGTCATCTTCGGAAACCTTGAATGAAGTTCCTGTAGCGATAACGTCTGGCATTAGCAACAGGGTCATCCATTGGTCTGTTCCGTTGAAATCTCCTACCCAGCTACCTACTAGCTTGGCGTTGTTCTTCACTCTGCCATCGTAGGTTGGAGTAGCTCCCAAAACATCTAAGTGTGTGCTTGCTCCGTCTTCATCTACTGCGATAGGAATATATCCAAGAGCAACCCCATCTGTATATCCTATTCTATTCTGCTCACTGCCAAAGTTGTTATTCTCTGCGAAGAAGCCAGAATCGTATCCTTCGATTGTTCCGTTGTTTGCGCTGAAGCTATTGTAAGCTATTAATCCAGCGGTTTCTTCACAATTCAGCATTTCTGTTATTTTCCCATCAGCGTCTAAGATGTAAAACTCACCGAAAAGCCCAGCGTATCTTGCGAATCCAGTTGTTTCTACTTCAAACTCTTGGTTGATGGTTAGGGTTTCGGATGTTGGGATTGTTAGAATTTCAGTTGCATCATCTATTGTCAAAGTAACATTTCCAGATATATCATTTGTAATCGTAATATCCTGAACGGTAGTGTCCAACTCTATTGTTGTAAATTCCAACAAAGTAGTGGATGCTTGGATGGTTAGGTTGCCATTTACATCAATACTGATAGCGTCTGCACTAGCTGAATTGCTTAGAATGTCTACCTTGTCAACGCCAGTAGGCTTGAGCTTGAAATGTATTGTCCAAGCTTCGTCAAAGTTGAGATCGATAGCTGAATCTAGTGTGACATATTGGTCAACTCCGTTCGGGTTGTAGCATCTGCCGGGTTCGGGAACTTTGTCTATGTCGCCTGTGGTGTCTTTCCATTCGTAGTAGCCTGTTGTGGCGTTTAGGGTGGGGGTAACAGCGGATAGTGCTTGGATAACTTCAAGATGGTATGGTAATAGTAACACACCTTCCGCTATAATAGCGTTACAAAGTGAAACACGATCGTCTGCTCTGTTCCCACTTGCTACAATATCGTATAATGTCAAGGCAGCCTTTAATGCTAACTTCTCATCGTCTACATACACTTCTGTCGGGCTATCTGTAGCGATATAGTTTATCATGTCAGCGAATACTTGCATAGCTCTATCTGGATAATATGCTTTAGTATCGCCTGTACCCAAATCCTGATGCAGTAAATCGCCAGAGTCCAACAGGTCACGCTTGGTCACTTCTGTTGCTGTCTCACCATAGTACTCAATTATAATTCTTAAACATTCTCGTAAATTCATTTAAACTCCTAAGCTGATAAAACGTAGCCAGTTCCACCGAGTATCATCCAATAGCCATTTATTATAGATGATGATTTAAGATAAACAAAATCCCCAACATCTGAAAAAGTTATAGTTGTTCCTGTAGTTGTACCATCTGCCATTATAAAACCAGCGTCACCAGCGAAGCGCAAAATGTTAACATTGTATCCGCCATCAGTGCCAAAAATGCACATTATTTCTTCAGAGTTTTTCGTACTAATTTCTGGCATTGTTGCATTAATAGCGGCAAACTCTGTTCTAAATACATAATTGCCAGATCCAGTAGTTATATTCAATGATCCCGTTACGTTTGTATCATTAACAGCTTGGTTTTTATCTTTCCCCATTAATGCGCTGTCAACCTCTGCTAGTCTTTCAACATCTGCCGCGCTTCCGCTAAATCCAGCTAAAACATTTATTTCATCTTTATCGGCTGTTACACCGTCTAAGATATTAAGTTCATCCTTATCAGCTGTCACACCATCTAAGATATTTAATTCTGCAGAACTAGACGTGACTGCTATTAGTTTGGCTAAATCTGCGTCACTTGCTCCGTTTCTAATTTGAGTTTCTAAATTTGCGTAGGTTATTTTCTCTACTTTGGCTGTGCGGTCTGTAACCAATACAGCCGCATCTGTTACGGTAGTAATTGCGGTCGATATATTTATTAATCTTAGGTTTGCCATGCTTTCTCCTTAGTCATTTTTAAGAATTAGGTAATTGCCACTTTCGTCAACTAATCTATTATCACTCTCATCTACCCAGTTGGATAGACTTGAATCACTTGTAACTGTTGAAATTCCATCAAGTTCGATAGCAATAAACGAAAGTTCTATTTTTTGCCCTACTGGTACATTTGCCAAATCAGTAACTGAGAAGTTGCTGTTTAAAATAACCTCATAGGATTGGTTGATTTCAGCAGTTGAGTCATATCTTGGATAAACTTCCATTGTCTGTTGTTCTGTAGAGTTTGTTAGTGAGTTTAGCATGACAGCTAGGTCTCTAAACTTTGCCACGTCTGCATCTGATCTGCTGTATAATTCTATAGTTATATTGTTTCTAAAGCCTAATTGCCTTGTGACAATCATGCGGTCAATATTCTCTCTTCTTTTAGAAAAGATCGGAACTGGTAATATAATACCACGACCATAATCAAAATCAATTACATCTAATCCATTATCAAATCTAACCCCGCCAAATCCAAATAGCATATCCATTATCGCCATCCTTGTATTTTACTTATATAATCGTTGTCCGCTGTGCCATCTATAACCGAGTTTATGATAAAGGTATTCCCAGCTGTCACTATCTTATCTAATAAATTAAGCGAATATGGAAAGCTAAAGATTAAAAGGTCAATCTTTCTAACTAGCATGAAAATATCCTTAATAGTATTAAAATATATAGCTTCGTAAATATCCTTATCACCAGACAATAAACTTATATTAATAGCATTTGAATTAAGAGCTGGCAATCTGCCCTCATCGCTTTCATAAACATCAACTCTATTTATTGTTGTGGCTTCATCGTCAGACTGTATTTTTATATTTCCAATTGATATGTCACCGTTATTGGCTACATTCATATACTGTTTGCGGACCGCCAGAGTAGTTGATAGAATGTCTACTATGTTAAGCGTGTCATTATTTAAAGCAAAATCGTTAAATGTTTCATTTACTGTTCCATAATTGAGCTTACTAGGTACAATATTACCTGTAAATCTAAGTTTAACCACACTACTGGAAATAAGTGCATCTACAGTAGCATAAACTCCATCAGTGGGATTGTTTAGTAAAGTTAGTATTTCATCCCCACCAGAATATCCTAATCCTGTTACCTTTAAATAACTTGCCCCAAATCTTTGACCTAAATTTATGAGTGCGCTAGTAGGATCAGTGTCTTCAAACTCGCCAGTATCTAAATAATAATCAGTTGCCATCATGCCATTGCTAAAGATTCTTATGTATCGTATGCTCCAATAATATGTATCACCATCTACCGAATAAGCCCATTCAAAAAACCATCCATTTTCCTTCGCTGGATCGTCATTATAAGCAAACCCGTGAGTGAAAGAAATATCATTTACATATTCCCAATCATCGTTGACGTTTGTATTTTTTTCAAATTCTTCGTTATAATCATATTGATATACTTCAACATCTTCTTGCATGGTAGCTTCTTGATCTTCTAGCGTAAAGT